TGTCAATTGCACGTAAGGGCAAAAAAATGTCAGAGGAAACAAAAGAAAAAATGAAAATAGCGGCAAGAAATAGAGAAGAAAATAAACGAAAACAGAAAGAATTAGCATAATGTCACAAGCACAATATAACCTAACCACAAAAACAGATTATCTTAATCGCAAGATGTTTCTTGATCCTGCAGGACCGGTTACTGTACAAAGGTTTGAAGAAGTAAAGTATACCAAACTTCAAAAGTTTGAACAAACCGCTAGGGGATTTTTTTGGGTTCCAGAAGAAGTTTCGTTAACTAAAGATTCTAGTGATTTTAAAGATTCTAGTGATGCAGTTAAGCATATTTTTACTAGTAATCTGTTACGTCAAACTGCATTGGATAGTTTACAAGGTCGCGGGCCATCACAGATTTTTACTCCAGTCGTATCACTTCCCGAATTGGAAGCATTAATGTACAACTGGAGTTTTTTTGAAACAAATATTCACTCCCGCTCTTATAGTCATATTATTAGAAATATTTATAATGTTCCAAAAGATATCTTTAATTCTATTCATAGTACAAAAGAAATTGTTGATATGGCTAGCAGTGTTGGTAAGTATTATGATTTACTACATAAAGTCAACTGTGAAGTTGAGTTAGAAGTGCCAGTAAAAGAATTTCAACATATTAAATCAATTTGGTTAGCTCTAAATGCTAGTTATGCATTAGAAGCATTTCGATTTATGGTTAGTTTTGCCACAAGCCTAGCAATGGTTGAAAATAGAATCTTTATTGGTAATGGTAATATTATTAGTCTAATTCTGCAAGATGAGTTATTACATAAAGAATGGACTTCTTGGATCATCAACCAAGTTGTTAAAGAAGATTCCCGCTTTGCTAAAGCAAAAACTGAATGTGAACGAGAAGTATATGAATTGTACATGGACGTAATCAGAGAAGAAAAAGAGTGGGCGGATTATTTATTTAAGAAGGGTTCGGTAATTGGACTTAACGCAAATATTCTAAAAGACTTTGTGGACTTTACCGCAGCAGGCGCATTAAAAGAAATTGGCATTAAGTATCTTAATCCTGCACCCAAGACTACACCTATTCCGTGGTTTAATAAACACACCAATACTGCCAACAAGCAGTCGGCTCTCCAAGAAACAGAAAGCACTAATTATGTTTTGGGTGTAATGTCAGAAGTATTAAATTACGACGATCTGCCTGAACTGTAAATATAAAACAAGGAGAACATTATGACGGCTTTAGTATGGAGCAAAGATAACTGCCCTTATTGCGACCAGGCAAAATCATTGCTTACGCAAAAAGGCATTGCATTTGAAGAACGTAAGATAGGTCAGGGTTGGACTAGGGAACAGTTATTAGAATCAGTACCAACCGCAAGAACTGTACCACAGATATATCTAAATGGAGAATATGTGGGCGGATATACAGAATTGAAAGCAAAGTTTGATAAACAAGGATAATTTATGAATATAACAGTTGGTGAGATAATGACGTTGAAGCTTAATAGCGGTGAAGAATTAGTTACTAAGATTGTTGCTGTCGATGGCGATAATATTACCATCGTAGACCCGGTTTCTATTGCACCATCGCAGGGCGGGGTTGGACTTATTCCATCACTATTTACCAATAAAATGCACTCAAATGTACAGCTAAATACTACTAACGTAGTGTTAATAGGTGATACTGATGAATCAGTTAAAACCAAATACATTGAGGCCACTACAGGTTTGAAAGTGCCGGATAAAAAAATGATTATGGGATAGGAAATGCCAGGATTAAGCAGACTAAATGACCAAAATGATGCAGGCGGAGCAATTCAACAAGGTGCAAATACGGTTTTTTGCAACGGAATTGCTGTAGGTTTGCACGGTCCTAGTCAGCTTACTTCTCATAATTATAATCACACTAGTAATAAAACTACTGAAGGTAGTCCAACTGTATTTGCGGAAAACCTACCTGTATTGCGAATTGGTTCAGGAAACGACTGCGGACATCAAATTGTACAAGGTAGTGAGGACGTGTTTGTCCAATGAGCAGTACTAGCAATCAAAGTCCGTTGGGAGTCAATATAGTAAGTTCCTTATTGCAAAGTCAAGGTTTTACTATTAATCCAACTGCGGCAGGCTTAATGGGGTCAAGCACAACCAATGCAGCATATACGCCGGGAAGTATAGTAAATGATACTTGCTTATATTGGGTGACTTACGCAATCAATGCAGCATACCAACAGCTTGGTGTGCAAGTTTCTGATGCTACTTATAATAATTTAATATCGATTGGGACTAACACTATTCCGGCGTTAGGTAATTCGTTGCCTCCCACTTATGGGGGCGAGATACTTAAAGTAGCAACTCCGACGTTTAGTCCTGATAGCGGAACCTATAGCTCAACACAATCAGTCACTATATCTACCTTAACCCCAGGAGCGTCCATTTATTATACAACAGACGGAAGTGTGCCCTCAAGTGCTTCTACTTTATATACTACACCAGTTAGCATTAGTGTAAACACTACAATAAAAGCAATTGCTGAAGAAGTTGGGTATGTTAATAGTGATATAGGAACTGCAAATTATGTGATTTCATCACCGGTAGTATATTCTGCAAGATACCTAGTTGTTGGTGGCGGAGGGGGAACTAGTTTTGCTGCAGGTGGAGGAGGAGCCGGCGGTTTCTTAGACAGCACAATTACCTTAGATTCTGGAATAACGTATACAATTACGGTTGGTGATGGTGGACTCACTTATGGTAACGCAAGTAGCAATGGGCAATGCTCTTCAATAATAGGCGGATCTGTCTCTATCATTGCTATTGGTGGAGGGGCATCGCGTGTCGGAGCCAGTGGGAATGCCGGTGGGTCAGGTGGCGGAGGAGGAGAGAATTACTCCGTAGGACAAATACATGCCGGTGGAACCGGAACACTCGGTCAAGGATTTTGCGGAGGAATTACTCCCGGACTTCCAAACAGCCCGGCTGGTGGCGGCGGAGGCGCAGGTGCTGTGGGAGGCAATGGTAGTGCAATTTATGGTGGTAGTGGCGGCGACGGTGGTATAGGATTGCCAAGCGATATTATCACTACCGCACAAGCAACTTCTGCTAGTGTAGGACAGGTAGTTACTACGAATGTTTACTATGCAGGTGGAGGAGGAGCATCGGCTTACGGTGCCTATGGTGGACAGGGCGGCCTTGGTGGCGGAGGCGCCGGCGGAGCTGGATTAGGTGGAGTAGGATCTTCGGGCAGTCCTAATACAGGTGGCGGTGCGGGTAGTGCTAATGGTGTAGGTTATACGGGGGGATCGGGTGTAGTAATTCTTTCTGTTCCCACTGTTAGTTATTCAGGGATATATACGGGATACCCAGTGATATCGGTAGACGGGGCTAATACTGCAATCATATTCAAGCAGAGTGGCTCGTACACGGCTTAAAGTTAATAAGGAAATACTATGTCATACACTTGGACTGGTCCTGCAACATCTGGTTATCCCATATTAGGGAACACCGGTCAAGGGCAAAGTGCTACTTGGTTGCCTTGGTCAACCGTTAATCCAAATGTAGGTGTAACTCAGTGGGGATACATTAGACTATTAGCATTACAAGCATGGAATGAGTTTAATTGGAATAGCGCAACTATAGTTACTGCTGGATCTTTTGTAGTGGGAACAACTTATACAATATCAACTGTGGGTACAACTAATTTTACATTGATAGGCGCAGCTTATAATATACTCGGAACTACATTCGTTGCATCCGGAGCAGGATCAGGCACAGGTACAGCATCTTGTGTATCAAATACACCCTCTTACAAAGACTTTACCTCATCATTTTTAACCTGTCGTAATTTTGCTAACTATTCAAATAATCAAATTAACACAGTTACTAACTCACTTACCTTTCAACAAGGTACATTTAGCAATCAAAATGATTTAATTACCGGTGATTTAGCCGGGGTAAGTTTGTCACTACAACAGTTTGGACAAGACTTGATTAATTTAGGTAAAGCACTTAACATATCACAAATAAGCAAATTTGGTCTACCTTCTACTCTGTTACAGTTGATTAATCAAAATAATGCTCAGACTAGCAATTTAAGTTTAGCTTTATTATCAGTAGGATTAACAGCTAGTGTTGTTGAAGCTATTTCAAATGGGAGCGTAACTCCTACTCTTGCCCAAGAACAGAAATTATATAGTGCATTTTCAGTAGTAAGAAGTACGGCTCTTACTCAAGTATTAGTCCCGTTATCGTGCAAGACAGCCGGTTTACGCTCACTAGCTGACCTGTTAAATGTTAAATCACTGTTCCCATTATCATATTCAACATTAACAGTACCGTTGTATAATACAACTCCGGGCCCTACAAATAGTAAAACTTATTATCTATTATTCTCGCAAGGACAACTTAGTTCACAACTTACTTCACCAGGAGTAATCGCACAGGTACCGCCAATTACGCCAGATGGCACGCCGGCTATTAGCAACTCTACTACAGCACTTGGGTTTCAACCGCCCATTGGTGGGTTTGGCTCGTATTTGCAAGGAATACTGCCAGCAGATCAAGCAGTATTAGCAGGGGCTTTTTCCGCCTCTATGCAACAAATCAATAACATCAATAAAGTTGATTTACAAAGATTTGCACAGGTAGTTTTTTCAACAGAGACTACTGCAAATTTACCACTAATTAGCGGAACCAATTTACCTACTGATACTCAGCTAGCATCAACTGGATTAGCTAATATAGCATTGGGAGGGGGAATAAATGGTACATACACGATGTCAAATTTCTTTGGGTGTATGTCCGGACTCCCTTATCCTCTGCAAGAAGTTCAAAATGGTATAACTCAATTACAAACTGTAAAATTAACAAACATTTATCAACAATTGTATTTGGCATGTACATGGCAAGGTGCAACAGCTACGGCAATCATAACTGGCACCGTCGGTAGTTATGCGCTTACTGGTTTTACAATTACTAATGCGGGCGGTGGCTACAGCAGAGGTACTGCCCCTGCGCCAACCGTTACTGTCACGGGTTCGGGCGGGTTTTTGGCGATTGCTACAGTTATCATAGGAACTGATCCTACTAATATTACAACATACGGTAAAGTAACAGGGTTTACTATCACCAATCCAGGTACTCAGTCGAGTGATCCAAATCCAGTTGTTGTACAAATTCAAGCACCTCCTACAGACGCTCTTTCGGTCAACAGTAACGGCAGTATAGCAACTGGTGGAACAAATACAGCATACGGAACAACAGGATGGACCGGAGCCGGCACCGGGTTAGATTTAGTTGTGCAAATTTACGTTACTCAGGCCAACACTGAAATTGCTTACATAGCTACCGCTTCAACAAATAATATTAATGCTGCTAATACACTAAACACTAATTATAGTGCTACTGGCACTGCACTTCAGCAAGAACAACGAGCAAGATATGCTGCCATACCACCTGTGCCAATTCCGTATAATCCAACTTTAAATGCATACCCTACTACATTGTATACATTTGGCGACTCTATTACTAGTTTTGCGGCAGAAACGCAGCCAAATATGACGGTGCAGACTTTAGAAAATATAACCGATATGACGACCGTAGGCGGGCAAAGTGTAACTGGTGCAATGAGACAGGCTAGAAATCAAGCTAGATTGCAGCAGGTAGGTATTCCACTAACTAATAATATTTCAAACGGACTAACTAGTTCGCAACTGGCAAATTTAATGCTGAGTACTAGCACTAGTGCTAATCAACCTGTGCCACCTGTTCCGATTGCATCATATGATAACTGCGCTCCAAAATATGTAAATATACCCATTGTAAACGGATTGGCAGCAGCTAATACGATACCCATTCTGTTAAACACAGCATATACTTCAAGTACTATCTCACCTTCATCGTATGGTGTTTCGGATGCTATTAATAATGTAATCACATGTAACTGTACTTGTTGGGTAATGTAAATACCGTATACTATTTCATTACATCGTAAGATGTGATAGAATAGCTTTCACCTTAATTAATTTAAGATAACAAAGGAGAACAAAATGGAAACATCATTAAAATGTCTATACTTTGTTTTAGGATTAGCGTTAGTTATAATGCTTACTAATGCAATAACTAGTTATAAGTTTTTGAAATTGCAAAATCAAAAATCTGTGACAGAACCCGCCAGTGCCGAAGTTGTTGAAAAGCAATTAGATTGTCTGGCAATGAACATATACAGGGAAGCGGGGTTTGAACCGTTTGAAGGAAAGGTAGCAGTAGCGCAAGTTACACTGAATAGGGCAGCAGATACTTCAGGAAAATTTCCTAAAAAAGTTTGTGATGTAGTGTACCAAAAAAATAAATTTTTGGAAAAAATAGTGTGCCAGTTTAGTTGGTATTGTGACCACACCAAACCTTCTACTGTAAACAAAGAAGCATATGATGAAAGTTATGCAGTAGCTAAAAAGGTATTATTAGAAGGTTTCAGACTTGATGGTTTACGCGGAGCATTATATTATCACGCAGATTATATTAATCCAAATTGGCATTTAAAAAGGATAATGAAAATTGGACAGCATATTTTTTATAAAGGAAATGACGATGATGAAACTCATGCTAATTGATATAGCAAAGAAAATTGGATTATTTTTTGTAAACCTGTTCCTAGAGTTCAAATCTAAGATAAAGAATATATCAATTAACGGTATTGAATGGACTGCAATCTTAGCACTACACGCAGTAACAATACCCACATTGTTAAGTCTAATGGCTGGGCTGTCAGATCGCACCCCTCCTATTGATATGATCATTATTATTTGGACTGCGTTGGGGCTATTGTTCATGAAATCACTAATGAAGCGTGATCTTATTTCTATTGCAGTGATTGGGTTTGGTTTTATGGGACAAGCAATATTGATGGCATTAATTTTCTTTAAGTAACATGAATACTATATCTAAAAGCCCAAATCGTCATACTTTTCATTTAAATACTGCTAAAGAAAATGGTGATGAAGAAAAGATAAAAATTCAAGAAGAACTTTTTGAATTAACATTAGATTGGGAAAACAAAAAACTAGAAAGTTCAGAGTTTAAAAACAGTATGGAACATGATCTGTTATCTACAGATTGGATTCTTAGAAAAGTTCGGGAAAGCACCAAATATTCACAAAATCTTTATGCAGCTATCTGTAATAATGATTTCATAAAAAATGATGTTTGGCCTATCCTTAAGGAAGAAACTTGGAGTGCTAGTTGGCGGTATGCTGGGGGAATTGTTGCAGATATGCGTGAAGAAGGGGATTACATAGATTGGTACTGTTCTGGTATCGGCGGACCCCTGCTGGAGACGGATTGCGGAATTGACGGATATGTTAGTGAAGGTACTGTCACTGACGAAATAAAAGAAGACCTA